AGGTTTTCCAATAGTGCGAGGTTTTGAAAATAAAAATCGGGAGGTGAAGGCATGATCAAAAACATCACATCGAAAGAAACGATTAAACGCAGGACAATGAATGATATGAAAAAGATGGGTACGCATAGAAGTGAGTACAATCGCATTATTGACATATATTCTCAATTGATTAATCAATATTTGATTCTAACAAAAAAATTTCAAGAAAGCGGTTTTGAACACGAGGTTCCAACTGCTGACGGAAGCACAAAAAAGGCCCCAATAGTAGCAACCCTAGAAAGTTTACGAAAAGACATACTCCAATACAGCGATCGCCTTTGCCTTAATGCTAAAAGCTATAGCGACCGAGAGACTGAAACGAAAACAAACTCATCGCTTGTCGATGTTTTGAGCAAGTTTGAAACAGATGAATAAGAAACATAAAAACTATGATGTTGTAATGGAGTATGCACAATCCATAGTTGCCAAAAAGAAATTAGCGAATAAAGAAACAATTGAAATGTGTAATAGATTCTTAAGAGACTTGAGAAATAAAGAATATGAATTTAATCCAAAAGATGCTGAATTCGTTATTCAAATAATAGAAAAAACATTCGTTCATGATAAAGGTGAAATGTTAGATGGCACACCACTAAGAGGGCAACCTTTTATTTTAGAACCGTGGCAAAAGTTCATTATATATAATTTATTAGGATTTTTTCATAAAGGAACAATCATGAGACGCTTTAAAGAAGCGTTTATTTTTTTGCCTAGAAAGAACGGGAAAACAAGGTTTGTCGCCGCTCTTTCATGGGCATTAGCGTTACTTGAGAGGAAGTCGGGTTCAAGTATTTACATTGTAGGTGCTGCGTTAAGGCAAGCGAGGCAGTCATTTGAGTTCATTAACTTCAATTTAGATAAAATGGGCGAAGCTGATAACTTTAGAATACGGGATAACAACCAAGAATCATCTATTATGGGTGACTTAGGCGATGGATCATTACACATTGAAGCATTAGCGGCGAATCCAGACAAACAAGACTCACTCAATTGTAACATTGCAATAGCCGATGAGTTGCATTCATATAAGCGAGCAACGCAATATAATGTTATTAAAGAAGCTATGAAGGCTTATACCAATAAATTGATGATTGGTATTACTACCGCAGGAGATGATGCTAACAGTTTTTGTTACCACCGTTTGAAGTATTGTCAAAAAATATTGAATGGTTCAGTTAAAGATGAGCAATATTTTGTTTTTATCGCAAAGGCCGATGAGAGTGAAGATGGCGAAGTCGATTACACATGTGCTGAAGAACACGAAAAAGCGAATCCTAACTTCGGTGTAACGATTAGACCAGAGGATATAATGAACGATGCTTTGCAAGCTCAAAATGATCCGCAACAACGAAAGGACTTTTTGGCAAAGTCGATTAATATTTACACATCTGCAATGGATGCTTATTTTAATGTCGATGAGTTCCAATCATCTAACGAAAAGGCAGAAGATAAACTAGGTTTGACAGGGTTAACATTAGATGAAAAATTAAAGAGGTTAGCTAAGTTAAAACTTGATTGGTTTGGTGGGGCTGACTTAAGTAAGAGACATGACTTAACCGCAACTGCTATATATGCAAGTTACAAGGACATTGATATTGCAATCAGTCATGCGTTTTTCCCTATTGTCGCAGCTCATGAAAAGGCAGATGAGGACAATATACCGTTGTTTGGGTGGAAAGATGACGGTTTTTTAACCATGAGCAATGCTCCGACAGTTGACTATCAATCTATTGTTAAGTGGTTTATGAACATGAAAAAAATAGGGTTTAAGATAAAATCAACTGGGTTCGATAAGAAGTTCGGAAGAGAATTTATGATGGAAATGAAAAGTAATGGTTTTAGAATTGAAGACACTCCGCAATATTTCCATCTAAAATCAGAGGGATTCAGAAGAATAGAAACTAAAGCAAAAGAAGGAAATTTTTATTATTTGGGTTCAGAAGCATTTGAATATTGTGTACAAAACGTACGAGGGATAGAACAAACAGATGATGCAATTAGGTATGAAAAAATACTAGACACTCAACGAATAGATGTATTCGATGCGAGTGTTTTTTCGTGTATGCAAATGTTGAAGAATTTAGAAAGACAATCTACCGCCAGTCAGTGGTTGAGGGGGTGATACATTGAATTGGTTAAAAAGAGCAGCTAATATATTCAAGCCGACAAAAGACCCTGTGGAACAATGGTTTTTATCACAAGATGCCTATGACACATTATGCGTACCGGGGTATACTCGTTTGTCTGACAATCCAGAAGTGAAGATTGCAGTTCATAAAATTTCCGAATTAATCTCAACCATGACGATACATCTAATGGAAAACACAGATGATGGTGACGTAAGGGTGAGAAATGGATTATCGAGGAAGATTGATATTAATCCATATAGTTTAATGACCCGTAAGGCATGGATATATAACATTGTTCAAAATTTACTTTTACATGGAAATGGTAATAGCGTTGTTTATCCTAAATTCAAAAATGGATTGATTGATGAATTAATTCCCTTAAACCCAGAGAAAATATCTTTTTCAGCTACTGACAATGGTTATAAAATAAAATACGGGAAATCAACCTACAACCATGACCAAGTGCTACACTTCATTATTAACCCAGACCACGAATCACCGTTCGTTGGAACAGGATATAAGGTTGTGTTAAAAGATATAGCAACTAACCTAAAGCAAGCAACTAAAACAAAGAATAGTTTTATGTCAGATAAATGGAGACCTTCAATCATCATATCTGTTGATGCTATGACTGATGAATTAGCTAGTGCCGAGGGCAGAGAAGAAATACTAAGGAAATATATTGACGAAACAGATGGAGGTAAACCTTGGGTAATACCTGCTGATTTGTTGAAAGTAGACCAAGTGAAACCTTTATCGTTAAACGATTTAGCGATTAATGATGCGGTTGAGTTGGATAAAAAGACAATAGCAGGGATATTTGGAGTTCCTTCATATTTTTTAGGCGTTGGCGAGTACAAAAAAGATGAGTATAACAACTTCATTAACTCTACAATTTTACCTATCGCAAAAGGAATCGAACAGGAATTAACTCGAAAACTGGTCATCGCAGAAGATTGGTACTTTAAATTTAATGCTCATAGCTTATATGCTTATGATCTTCAAGAAATATCAGATGTGTTTTCTAATCTTTATGTTAGAGGATTGTCTCCGGGCAATGAAGTAAGAGACAAGCTTGGGTTATCACCTATGGAAGGGTTGAATGATTTAGTGTTGCTAGAAAACTATATCCCATTAGACAAAATTGGGGATCAAGCGAAATTAAAAGGGGGTGATGATGATTAGAGAAAAGCAAAAACATATACGAAATCTTGGTGCTGACCTTCAAACGCGTGAACTGAAATCAGATGATGATTCAGCTGAGCGTGTAATTGAAGGTTATTTTTCTGTGTTCAATTCGGAAACCGAGTTATTCCCAGGTGCTTATGAGGAAATTGCTCCAGGTGCATTTGACAACACGTTATCTAATGATGTTCGTGCATTAATTAACCATGATACCGCCTTTGTATTAGGGAGAAACAAATCTAATACGCTAGACCTTCAAGTGGACAGTAGGGGTTTGTGGGGTTCTATAAAAATTAATGAGAATGATTCTGATGCAGTCAATCTGTATGAGCGAGTGAAACGTGGGGATGTCGATTCCTGTAGTTTTGGGTTCAATATTTTAAAGGAAGATACCGATTACCGTGATGATGGAACGGTTAAGTGGACTATTCGAGATATTGATTTACACGAAGTGAGTGTAGTCACATTCCCGGCATATGGTGACACAAGCGTTCAAGCAAGAATGAAAGAAGTCGAAAACATGGAAAAACGGAAGTTAGAACAAAGAAAACAAAAGTTAAAGGAGAGGTTAAATAATGGCATTAAGGCAATTAATGATTCAGAGGAAAATAGATAATGCGAATAAGCTACTTGAAGAACTTAGGGAGAAAGACGAATCTTTTCAAACTCGTTCAAGTGATTTAGAGGAATCTATCAATCAAGCTGAAACTGATGAGGAAATGGAAACAGTTGAAGATGAGATTGAGAAGTTAGAGAAAGAAAAAAACCAACATGATGAGGACAAAAAGAAACTCGAAGATGAAGTAACCGATCTTGAGGGTGAACTTGAAGAGTTAAACGAAGATGCACCAAAAAACAAAGAAGAAAGTCGTAGTCATGAACCAGTACAAAAAACAGGAGGAGATACACGAATGGCTCACAATAAATATGAAACAAGAGAACAGATTTTAGAGAGATTAGATCAACCAGAGGTAAGAGAGTTTTACTCAAAGGTCGCTGAAGCGTCAAGGAATAAACGTGCATTAGAAAACACTGATATCGTTATTCCAGAACAAGTAATGAATATGATACAACAACGATTAGGTGATTACTCTAACCTTTATAAAGAGGTTACTGTCCAACAACTAAGCGGTACAGCACGAGTGATTATGGATGGTGCGATTCCAGAGGCAATTTGGACTGAAATGTGTGACCCAGTTGAAGAACTAACAACTTCATTTAGTCAGACTGAGTTAGATGGATTCAAGGTTGGAGGATTCATTCCAGTGTGTAATGCGGTATTGGAAGATAGCATGATTAACCTTGCTAACTTTGTTGAAACTCGTCTTTCCATGGCTATTGCAAAGTCCTTGGATAAAGCAATTTTAATTGGTGAGGGTGCTGCTCAAAAACAACCGGAAGGTATTATTCCAGCGTTAGCTGATGAAGCAGAACGTAACGTAACATCAGATGGTCAGTTAGGTGACATTGTAGGTAACATGTCATTAATTGACGATGGTGAAGATGGTGCCCCAGTTGGTGAAGTTATTGCAGTT